TACATTGATGCGTTCTTCCATCAAATAAAAATTAAAATTGTAATCATAAATGCGCCAAGTTGGTTTATTTACACCTACTATTTCACCTGTTTGTGGATCACAAATAGTTAACACCTGTGCTAATGGATCTAGTGGAGGTATAATAGTAGTAAATTCCAATTCAATATTATTAAAACGATTTGTATTGATAGCTCCAGAAGGTTGCAAATCTAAAGGTGATGTATTTAAACAAAAATTATAACAATACAAACCTTCCGGTGCATTTCCTGCGGTTCTTGTATATTTTTCAATATAATTATATACACCAGCCGGTTGTAAATTCTCTCTGTATTGACCATCAAAAAGAATACCTAAAAATAATAAAATCTCTTTTAAATTCTGAAAAGTAAAAGTTCCGGATAACATAAGGTCTGTTAATCTACCATCCGGATTCACACCTGGACCAATAGTTCCATCCCCTTGAATAGGATATGCGCCAGATGTTGGTGCAGGCTGTAAGTCACTTGGTAAGTAATTATAAGGCCAATTTGTATAATTAGACCATTCATTCCTTAAATTAACATCACTTCTTTGCATAAACCACATCCAACTTGAAATCAAACCAATTGAGTCTAATTGAATTTTATTTGGTCCAGTCACATTATAAAATACATTTTCATGTACTTGTTTAAATAAATAAGATTGTTCATTTTTCGCAAACAATTGTTGTTCATCATTCGAGAGAAAACAATAAGTGCAATTTAAATAAATGTCCGCATTCCAAATACTACGTGTATCTAGATAAGAATTCACACCTAATTCAATATCAGGTGGCGGTTGCAAAAATCGATAAATTTGCATATAATATTGATTAAAATTAGGCGCAATATAAGGAAAGTTGTTTACATAATCAAATACATCACGAATGCGAAATAATTCATTTATTGGACGCATTGTAACTGTAATTTGTAATTCATTATATTGAAGAGCCACTAAAGGAAACGCCATTTGTGTTTTTAAATTAAACCATGCATTTAATGGAATATATAAAATTCTTCCGCGAATCGATGGTTCCGGGCCAGCTGGATTTGGATCATAATATGCGTTTGGATACATGTTTACACGTGCACCTGAATTTGCAGGATCATTTAATTCAGGAATATTACCGATCATTTCATTGAATAGTGCTTTTTTGTCCGCACTAAAATCTCTCTGTACCATAGAAAGCAAATATTGTCCAGAGAATTCTTGTAATTTCTGATTCCCACAAGTGATTGTGATATTACTTATCATTATAGCTCCAATATTATCAATCCATTTAAATTCATAAGGAGCCCAATTTGTATAAATTTGTGTTCCATCTGGTTGTGTAACAATGCGAGGAGGTAAAATAGGGCTCCAAATACTTGGTAATGCAACAGACAAATAACAATCCATCAATAAGTCGGCATATCTCGGTATTTTAAAAGTGAACGACGATTCTTCTGTGAGATTTAAGGTTTTTGCACCTTCATAATCTACTCTAAATTTTTGTAAACCAAAATTAGTGAACTTAGCATAAGTAGTCTTCCAAAATGTTTTGGAAGGATTTGAATTTAATATTACATTTTGTTGCCCTTCTGAAACCAATGATAAAAGTCCTCCGGCCATATTGTAATGTTATTATATATATTTATTTAATTTTTAATTAAATATATATTTTTAAGTTTTTTATTTTTATTTTATATATTTTTAGTTGTGTAAAAACTATTATAATATATTATATTAAGATATGAATAGCACAACAATGAATACTACAAGCAATGTTCCTTCAAGTATAAAAGGCGGTATTTCAACCACTGATATGATGAAAGAAAATTTTGTTTCCTTTGTTATTTTTATTATTATTGCTCTAATTATAATTGTTCTCATTATTTATATTATCTATTTAACTCAATTAAATAATAGTGAATGCAATACAATGACCAGCCTATACGGTAAATTGGATAACAACATAACATCTATAAATCCATCTGACCCTGATTGTAGTGGTAATTTATTTGATTATTATATAAAAACAGCATACAGTTGTTGCAGTGGTGGAAGTTATCGAAATGATTTTGTGAATATTTGTAATTTAAAAAATGTATTGAAACAAGGTGCAAGATGTCTCGATTTTGAAGTATATTCTATAAATGATGAACCTGTAGTTTCAAGTTCTACAACTGATGATGTTTATATAAAAGAAACATTTAATTATGTAAAGTTTTCCGACGTGATGAAAACCATTAATAATAATGCCTTTTCAAGTGGAACTGCACCAAACTATAATGATCCGCTTATTTTGCATTTGAGATTTCAAAGTAATAACCAAAAAATGTATTCTAATTTTGCCGACATTTTCCAAAAATATGATTCGATAATGTTAGGAAGTGAATATAGTTTTGAAAATAACAGTTTAAATTTAGGAAACAATTCTTTAATTGATTTTATGGGTAAAGTGATTGTTATTGTAGACCGTTCGAATACTTCATTTATGGAAAATCAGGATTTTCTTGAGTATGTGAATCTAACAAGCAATTCGGTTTTTATGCGTGCTTATAATTACAATAATGTTAAAAATAATCCAGATATTAATGAATTAACCGAATTTAATCGCACAGGTATGACGATTGTATTTCCGGATAATGAAACCAACCCTGGTAATCCTAGTGGTTATTTAACACGTGAATGTGGATGCCAGATGACGGCCATGCGATTTCAATATGTTGATAATTATCTGGAAGAAAATACCACATTTTTTGATGATTGTGGTTATGCATTTTGTTTGAAACCACCTTACTTACGTTATCAACCAGTTACCATACCGGTTCCTGCTGTTCAAGACCCATCCAACTCATATCAAACTAGAAATGTAACTACAGATTATTATAGCTTCAATTTTTAATAGCTGCAATTTTTAAATTTTTTCAAATAATTTTCTCTACATACTTGTAGGCAGTTTCTATATTTGCCTACAAGTATCTAATATAAAACCAGAACAAATTATCAAAAGTGTGTAGGCCTACATAAATGCTAATTTTCATGTTTTTTTCTAAATTGAAAATGGAAAATCCAAAAATGGACAAAAAAAATGTCCAAAAATGAAAAGTCCATAGAAAACTCAGCAATTTCTTAAATTGTTACGATAAATGAATTTTATGGTTTGATTACCGAAAAAATAAACTATTTTTCCTTACGATAATTTTGAAAAATATTTTAGGTAAAAAGGCTTGCGACTTTTTCGGTTGCTAATATAAGCAACCTTTAGCAATGAATTTGTCGCAAAAAGTCGCACATATTTTTGAATGTAAAATTTGTGATTATAATACATGTAAAAAATGTGATTTTATAAAACATATTAACACGATAAAACACAAAACTAATGAATTAGCAACCTTTTCAACCGATTTGTCGCAAAAAGTCGCAAACTGTAATGATGAGCATAATTACCAATGTGAACATTGTTATAAGACGTATAAAGATAAGACAGGGTTGTGTAGACATAGGAAAAAATGTTCAAAACAAAAAAAAGAAATAAAAGAAAATGATGAAGATGAATATTTAAATCCTGACCTAACAGATAAAGATATTATCATAAAATTATTAAAACAAAATAGTGAATTTAAGGATATGCTTTTTGAACAAAACAAAGTTTTAATGGAGATGGCTAACAAAAATAATTCGGTTATTTCAAATAGCATGGTAAATAGTAATAATAAAACATTTAATTTACAAGTATTTTTAAATGAAACTTGTAAAGATGCGATGAATTTAATGGAGTTTGTGGATTCTCTCCAATTGCAATTATCAGACTTGGAAAATGTTGGTAAAAATGGATTTGTGAAAGGTATTTCGAATATTATTGTTCAGAATTTAAAGGCATTAGATGTGACTAAACGACCAGTTCATTGTAGCGATTATAAGAGAGAAATTATGTATGTGAAAGAAGACAATCAATGGTTTAATGATACAAAGGAAACCGAAGAAAATCAAAAACTTAAAAAGGCAATTAAACAAATCGCACATAAAAATATTTGCATGATACCAGAATGGAAGGCCAAATATCCAGATTGTGTGTTTTCCGATTCCAA